AATTCTCTGCCTCCTCTGTGGGCTTCTCAAAACTCCGTAAGAATAAGAATGGCGGTAAGACCGTCTACTTGAACGGTAGCGACAACAAAAAACTCTACATCCAACTTCCATTCATGCGCTCTCCATTTGGCTTGAGTGCCTTTACTGATGAAGGTACTGGACGCACGTCATACTCCCTCGACTTGTCCTTTGACCCGGACAACAGTGACGCTATGGAGCTTCACGATAAGTTGAAGGCTTTGGATGATATCATCGTGAATACTGTAGCTGCGAACTCCAAGGAGTGGCTTGGGAAGGAGTTCAATGTCGCGGTGCTTCGTGAAGCGCTCTACAAGCCCATGGTTCGCCCAGGTAAGGAACAGTACCCCTCGACGATGAAGCTCAAGATTGCCACGAAGCCCGATGGCACTTTTGTTCCAGAAGCGTACTCTATGCAAAAGGAACAAGTCTCTCTCGACACGATTGAGAAGAGTCAAAAGGTTATGGCTATTGTTGATTTGAGTTCCATTTGGTTCATTGACAATAAGTTTGGTGTGACCATGCGCCTCCAACAATGTCTCCTTGAGCAGTCTGCAAAGCTTCCCGCGTTTGCATTCCAAGGTCTTGACTTCCCAGAGGAAGAAGAGGTCGACGATGACATTGAAGTTGACGATGAAGAATAAATAATATACCTACCCAATCCCCACGATTGATACGATTGTTTCCAGCATTTGTATGAATCTTTTCTTAGTATGTAATAAGTATGGTCAAACTCTCAGACCTCGTCCATATCGCCAATAACGCCAAGACTGACGCCCAGAAGAATGCGGTCGGTGAAGAACTCAAAAAATTATTGAGAGGTGCCAAGGGGTGTGACCCAAAGTCTCAATTGTACGCACCTCGCTTGAATAGAATAAGCCAAATTCAAAAGGGTGGACTTTACCAAATTGGTAAAGGTATGTACGGTGCGGTATATTATGGTTGTTTAGATGACGCGTGTAATACAAAAGTTGCCATAAAATTTACGAATGAGCCCAGTGCCCGAATGGAATATCGCATCGCGCAAAAGTTGAAAGGTATGGGTGTTCCCCGTATGTATCATTTCAAGACGTGTAATAACAGGGATATATTGTACTTTGAATACATCAATGGTGTGACGCTCGAAAAGTGGATTGGATCTGGACAAACGATACCAGCCTATCGTCGAGTGATTACACAAGTCATTAGAAATCTCAAGAAGATTCACAACAAGTATCCAAAGTTTAGACATCATGATCTTCACTGGAACAACCTTCTCATATTGAAGGATGATACACCCATTATGATTGACTTTGGTTTGGCGACAATTGAGGGTGTTAAAAATCCAGAGATTGACAAGAAATCTGCCAATATGGCTGGTATTTCTCTACAATCACACCCAATGTATGATGCGCACTACTTCCTCAATATAATCCAAAAATATTCAAAAAATAATACAGTCAAAAAGTTTGTACAAGACTTATTTCCAAAAGACTATCTTGGAGTGCGTACTAAGGTCATCAAGGGTATGCGTCTTCGTGTTATGAAACACGAGGGACTTCCCACATACGATGACATCCTAAATCATCCATTCCTTCAAGAAAAGAAGGCTAGCTTTCTTTCAAAGCTCATACCAAAGAGACCCGCGACTGTAAAAAAGATGGAGGAACCAAAGAAAGTTGGTACATCGTCGGCAATTAGACGGGCGAGAGCTGTTCTTCAAAAAGAAGCGGAAAAGAAGAAGGTCCCACTAAAGAGACCTGGTCTTGGGAAACGCGATCCATCGGTCATGAATCAAGTTCGTGAAATTGAAAAGAGACTTCAACCAAAACCCAGAGGACCAAAGGTTTTCGTGAACGCAAATGGTGATCTCAAGATTGATACACGTAAATGTAGACTCTACAAAAAAGATGAACTTGTGAAGTTGTTCAAGTTGGATCCAAGATTAACCAAAGACCAAATGTGTAAGTTTATAAAAAATATGTGAGGGTATACTATAAAACTATGCGACGCTCAAGAATCATCGCTCTCATTCTCATTCTCGTTGCTCTCACAGTTCTCTATAGAACGAGACAGTCAACGTCGGCACCAAACGGGAAACCGTGGACTGTGTACGGGACCATGGGATGTGGTTGGACTCGTAAGCAGTTGGATCACATGAAGAAGAATGGTAAATCATTCAAGTTTGTGGATTGCGATAAGGAGGGGTGTTCTGGTATGGACGCCTTCCCAACCCTCGTCAGCCCAAATGGTGAAAAGACCGTGGGTTACAGTGAAGTCTAAAGACCCCGAATAACATTCAAAGAGAGGGCAAGGATGAAGGCATCAAGCATGGTAGAAATTGGCTTGAGTACGGTAATGTGCTTCACGAGGGAGCGGTTCCAAGCGAATCGAATCACAAACGTGCTGATAAGAATGCTGAGTATAAAGACGAGAAACTCGACGAGCATATCAGACTTGGTTTGGGACTTGGCGACTTCTTTAATCATTTTACTTAGTATTGATATTTTTTTCTACATAGACTACAAATGAAAGAACTCCCTTTGAGTGGTTCTGAAAAGAAGTTCACCAACAAGCGCTGGGGTACTGCGACTGGTATTGGAAACAATAACTGTTATGCGTATGCTGTTGGGGACTATGAAGCCTACCGTTGGCAAAAGTCCATTCCGGGTGATCGTTCGGGACTTTCAAATCTCCCACACAACTACACACATTGTAAAGATCTCCCAAGACGTGTCATTTCAGATAACCCCACTAAAGTATACAAAGTGGATGCAGGTACAAAGTGTAAAAAGGGATACTACAAGGTCATGATGTTTGTGTGTCCTGGACGACCCACAAACTATATCCGCCAAGGTGATTTCCATTTCTATCGTCAACATGGTGTCGTAGAATACAAGGTCAAACCCGGGGATACCCAAGTATCAGTCGCCAAGTTCTTTAAGATTCCAGAATCACGGGTGAAGCGGGCTGGTGCGTTTCAAGTTGGAAAACGTATCGTCTTCAGAGCTAATATATTCAGTCACAAGCGGGGTTGGGCTACTGGTCCACTTCTCACTGATGCAAAGGGGAAGGTCATCACAGACCCTCGCAAGGCTTCTCGAAATTATCCCGGTCTAAACTATGAACGCTACTGCAGTTCATTCTGTGTCAAAGATAAGGGGATCAAGGTCGGACAAACTCATCCCAAGATCGCTAAAAAGACTCTCTAAGTCTACTGTATTCTCAACATCGAAGGACATGTCAAATATATCCATAATGTTAAAAATGGCGTCATTTTCCAAGGACACAGCATTTGAAGATGCTGTGTAATTGTTCTGAACTGTGATCGTCACCTTAAACTGCGAAACGTCAAATATTTTTCTACATAGGGGGCAGGTATTCTTACCTTTACTCTTCCATTCCTCTAGACAGTGCGAATGGAACGTATGTCCACAACGGATCGGAGGATTGGTCCTCGTTGATCTCACGTCATTGAGACATATGGCACATGGCGACATTCTAGAGTATAGTTTTAAAGTTTTTTTCGTGATTTAGCTCAGTTAGTAGATATTAGACATATCCGTGTATCGATCGCATGGATCACACTTGGATCTAGATTGTTCCGCAAGTTTGCTGATGAGTTCTGGACCGGACTTTTGGAGGAGTTGTCTGTACGAGTAGTTGTCTTCAAATGTGATGCCATTTTGTTTCATCATATAATCGTTGAAAAGTTGAGATGAGGAGTTAATGGTGAAGCATCGACCATCAGCCATTCCAAGTCGTTGAGACATTTTGTTACTATAAAATCAGAAATTAATTTGCCGGTTGGTAATTGTTTGAAGCCAAGAATGAAATCCCTTTGCTCTGAGATTTTCAATCATTGGTTCACACCTGTATCCCAAAAATATATCAAATACATCCGTTTCCGTTGTTCGAGATACACGGATTTGGTCATCGTCGTTGATATGTTGATTGATGATGTTATACGCAAAGGCAATTTCTTTGAGAGTCTCCGCACCCGTGATAATAATTTTACCCGTACTGAAAATACTCGTTGTAATTTCCTTCATGTCCTGAGCAGGTTTGAATTTAATCTTTACCGCTGAATATCGATCTGGTTCAAACGATACTTTGAAAATATCACTGTGATTTTCAAAATGATTTGCAACTCTCAATAAGTTGACATTGTAATTAAGACTGAAGTTTGAGTTAATCATCACAACTCTGAATGAATCCACTGGAACGTTGATTTCCATACCCAAAAAAGTTTTGAAAATGTAGGTCAACTGGGTAATGATACGCTTGCAGTCAAAGAGGTCACAGCACCCAGCCACCTGGATTGAACCATTTGGAAACACTTTGACTGATTTGGTACTGTAACTGTCGTGATACGTGAGAGTCACCTGATTGTAGAAAGTTGTAGGTTTCAATTTCCACTCAAATCCCCCATCACTTTGTGTTCCACATCGCCTCAATTTAAAGGATTCCAATGTCTCAAATGCATGGCGAAGTTTCTTAATATCAATGTTTTGAACAAAGCTCGAGACCATTGTGATTGTCGTAATCTTTATCCAAGAAGGTCGTGTTTCCTCTGGGAGACCTCTCCTAAACTCATCAAGAGTGAGGAGATAGGAGAAGCTGTTGTTGGCGATGGCCGAATACATATGTGTAGCGGATCCTCAATTTTATTTGATTTTTAAACTGGAAGGGGTGACTTAGGTTATGGGATTATATACTTGATTTTTTTGGGATTTGGTGTATTTCCACCCCCACCGTTCTTGGTTTCCTTGAGAACCTCTACACCATTTTCTTTGATAATCCAACCTGGTGCGTATTTGGGTCTGAAATAGTCAATTTCAAACTCACCAACCTTTGTTGGGGTTGTGATGGTGAAAACTTTTGAGCCAACTTGAATTTGCCCTTCCTTCCACGCAGACCATGTCAAATCCTTCATAGTTGGGTTGGCTGGTTCTGGGTCATTGAGCCCATAATTACCACTTTGACACTGATATCCACCTGGTTTACTATTACATTTAGCGTGCTTTGGTTCCTCGTGAAGCACTATTTGTTCAGGGGTAACGCGTACACCATCCATGCGAATATCGGTTATGTGTGCATTAAAATCCTTTTTATGAGCACTTTCAACATTCTTAATAAATTCATACACATACTCACTTGGGGGAGCTGGTGGTGCCTCTGGGGCTGGAGCCTCTGGGGCTGGAGCCTCTGATTTCTTAGAACCCATCATAAAATATGCAGCAATCAATATCACAACTACGACCACAACACCAATTGCTATAGCCGTCGTATTCATTTTACCTTATACTGAGGTTTTTTGCTTAGAGAATTGAGTCCCTTCTAGACCAAATGACCTCGTTCCTCAAGTCGGCAAAGTCCGTCTATGATATTGATTCAGAACTCCAATACGTTGAAATTATGTATGAAAAGTATGTCCCAGGAAAGGGCTACGACACATACTGCGACTACATCAACACAGAACCTCTCGCGGATTGGATTCATTTGAAATCAAAGAAACAATCTATTCCATATGAGAAGTTTTTGGATACGATGGTCGAAAAGACATTGGAGGTAAGACAGAAAATGGCCGAATTAGCCCTTGAAAACATTCTAGCCGAAAACCTGGACATTCGCACAACTATACGAGTCGCACACGCGAGCAAAATATTAGATCCCACATTCCAGCCACCTCGAATTAATATTGAAAGTGCTTGGCAAAGGGAGTTTATTAAAAATTTTTGTCAAGAAACGTTGGAGGATATCATCCAAACCTGTCAAGACCAAGAACGCTTGGAGTACTTTTTTAACGTCTTGCGTAGTATAGAGACATAGTAATAAAAGTGAGAATCAATATGGCACCAAGTATCGAAAACATGGGATCCTTCACAACCCCAATCTTAACCTTATCAACAAACGTGAGATTGTATCTCGTAAATCCTGGATCGATATTTCTCTTTGGATAAAGAGGCCTTGATAAAGAACACACGGATGATGCTTCCTCGCATAGACCGTAATCACAATAGACGCTACGCTCTGGCTCGGGGATACCCTTCTCAGATCGAATACCTGTAAAATCCGCAAAATCGCCCGTCTGTCTCACGCCCCCTGGAAGGGAAAAATCGCGTGTGACAAATGGATTTACATCATTTATACTATCTTCGTCGGAGAGCATAAAATTACTCATATTGATATTACTTTAGATTATATTTTTTGGTCTTCATTTTAGTTCGGTGTTCGGCCCACATTTTGTCCAGATCAACATCGAGCATGTGTGCCAATTGGAATAGATAACTAAACACGTCACCCATTTCCATCATGACATCCGTGCCTCGTTCCTTCTTGAGGTTTGTTTTCTTGTACGTTTTCTTGTACTGCCGAATGGCGGATGCGAGTTCACCAAATTCTTCGGTCAACAGGAGCCATACTGTATCTACAGCTGCACGGTCCCAGCCCTTTGATTTACATACTTTTTCAGTCTCACTTTTATAATAATTTAGACTCATCTTATGTTATCATAAACTCAAAACTTTAATTGATACCAATCTTATTGTTGATGCCAATCTTTTTACCATAGGTACTTGTATTCACCGGCTGGTCCAGGAGAGTTCGTGTAGAATCGATATCCTGTACATATGAAATATATTGGGAAACACCCGTTTGAATTTGAGACGTCGCAGTCTCGATCACACGCGAGTTCATGAACTTTACTTGTTCATTTATGTTGGAATTGTGATCCCCAGAATTGTTGATGAAAACCACACGCATGATACCATACAAATCATCGGAGTTTTGGTAATCAATGGCGATACCAGTTTTATTCTTGAACGCCTGACGAATCCCACGCTGAAGAAGATTTTGGTTGAACTCAGAAAAGAACAGGGTATTCAAAGGTGTCTCACACTGTTTGAGGGAATCGAGGTGAAGATTGTCACACATTTAATATACCGTCCGAAAAAAAACTGTGTGTAAATACTAAATGTTAAACATTGCCGACTTCGACGAGGTCTACGACAGCAAGCCCCAAAATGTTGAGGAAATCCCATGCAAAGCTCCAGCCTGCTTCGTTGGGTCGTACGCCCCAATTACACCTGCTGGTAAAAGTGGTCCATTCCATGTGAACACATATCTTCTCCAGCCCGATCGCAAGTTTGAAACCTTTGGCACCGTGAAGGTTCGCAGTGGTGATCTTGAGAAGTGTCGCAAGTAAGTTAAAAATAAAACACATGATAGAACTAAATGAGGGTCACTAAACGCTCAGGTCGTATTGAGGATATGAAGTTTGATAATGTCACCAATAGGATCAAGAATTTAACGTACGGTCTCTCCGAGAACTGCGACTCTTCCAAAGTTGCACAGCAAGTGTTCTCGTCTATGTACGATGGTATCAGCACACACGAAATTGATACACTCTCCGCCGAAATCTGTGTGGGTATGATTACCTCAGACCCAGATTATGAAATCCTTGCAACCCGTATCGTCGCGAGTAACATCCAGAAGGTGTGTCCCAACACCTTCCACCTCGCGATGAAGAAATTGGCGAAAGCTGGCATTGTTACAGACGAGGTCGCTGATATTGCTGGTCAGGTCAAGGATGAGATTAAGGTCGAACGTGACTTTGACTTTGGTTATTTTGGACTCAAGACCCTCGAAAAGTCATATCTTCAACGCCATGAGGGTAAATTGATGGAAACACCCCAATATATGTTTATGCGGGTTGCCATTGGTATCCACGGGGCAGATATTAAATCCGTGTTGGAGACCTACGATAAGATGTCCCAAGGTCTCTTCATTCACGCAACACCAACCCTATTTAATGCAGGTACTCCGAGACCACAAATGTCCAGTTGCTTTCTCATTGCAAATAAGGGTGACTCAATTGATGGCATCTATGGTAGTCTGACGGAGTGTGCACAAATCTCAAAATGGGCTGGGGGTATCGGTATGCACATCCACGATGTGAGAGCCAATAAGTCTCGTATTCGGGGTACAAATGGACAATCTGATGGTATTATCCCAATGCTTCGCGTATTTAATGCCACAGCACGCTATGTAAATCAAGCTGGTCGTCGTAAAGGCTCTATCGCAGTCTACTTGGAACCATGGCACGCGGACATTATGGACTTTTTGGAGATACGTCTCAACCAAGGTGACGATGAAGCGCGATGTCGCGATCTCTTCTCCGCATTGTGGATCCCCGATCTCTTCATGAAACGCGTCGAGGAGGGTGGCAATTGGTCACTCTTTTGCCCAGACACAGCAAAGGGTCTCTCCAATGTGTACGGTGAGGAGTTTGAAGCCCTCTATACAAAGTATGAGGAAGAGGGTCTCGCAACCGCAACTGTACCAGCGGGTGAGGTGTGGAAGGCAATTCTCAAGAGTCAAACGGAGACTGGGACACCGTATATGCTCTACAAGGATGCGTGCAACGCAAAGTCCAATCAAAAGAACTTGGGTGTGATTAAGAGTTCCAATTTGTGTACCGAAATTATTGAGTACACAGACAAGGATGAGACCTCTGTGTGTAATTTGGCGTCTATCGCGCTCCCCAAATATGTGAATC